TGCGATTCCAGAGGACGCGATCGCTACCGCCGCAGCTCTGCTGACAATGCTCGCGTCTGGCCTCCTCGCCAACCTCAGAAGCATCATCAGCGAGGCCAACGGCAACGGTGATGAGAACAATCACGATAAGAAACCCAAACCCAAGAAGGAGTAATCCATGGCAATCGTCAAGTCGCTGTTCAGCAGCAAGAAGTTCGTAGCGATGATCACCGGGGTCGTCGCGACCCTCACGGCCAAGATCGGCTGGGATGTCTCGACCGAAACGATCAACCAGGTGATCGCCCTTGTGGGGACCTACATCCTCGGCCAGGGGGTCGCGGACCACGGCAAGCACCGCCCGGCTGAAGCTAAGAAGTGATCCGTCTCGCCCTGCCTCTGATAGCCCTGTCGGCAGGATGCTGGCATAAGCCCCTTGAGATCGACATCGATGATCGCAAGGTTCGGGTCGCTCGCGTCAAGACATCGGAGGCGGAGTTCTATTGGCACAAGGATGTCGAGCGGAGGGCGGAGGTGTTTACACTCTCTCTCCGAGGGGCGAACCTGCTGGAGAACTTGACCCCCACGGTCGCGACATCCACCACCAGGGAATACCTGAGCTTTCACCGCATCGGGCATATCTGCGTTCGGACCATCGCCAGGGCCAGAAGCGGCGAGACCTGTGCGGACTTCTGGGTCTATGTGACCTACGGGCACACTGGAGATCCTCGGCCTGTCTACCATCGCGAGCCCCTCACGGTGGTCGCGTCGGGTGGGTACCAGATCACCCTTGACGCCCCACCGCCCAACTCACCGATAGCGCATGGGCAGGGTCTCCCAATCCGGCACTTTCGGTTCGACTGTTCGACGGGCAAGCCGGCAAAGACGCAGATCTTCTCCGACCTCCGGGCGGTGGATCGGGGGACTCTGCCTCCGTTTGTCGGGGAAGCACCAGGCACTCCCTGGTGGGTCAAGGATCCTGACGTGGCCTGTGCCTCGATCGCGATGCGCGAGAGCTGCGTATATGCGCCCTTCGAGCAGAGCTACTACGTCCCGGCCTTCCCAGGCATGACCGGCGGCCAGCAGCAGTTCGGGGTCTTCCAGGTGCTTCCCGAGATCAACTCCAACGGCTACCGGCTCGGATCCTGGCGATCCCAGCTCTACCAGGAGGGCTGCCGTCCAGCGCACTTCCTGCACCCTGACGGGTCGCGGGTGACCGAGGATGACTACCCGCTCACGGTCCTCACCTCCAGTGGCTGGATTCACGAGCGGAGCGATGGCAAGTACTGGATCCAGCACACCCATCCATCCTCGCCATGGAAGGACAAGGGGGCTTGCGACCCGACCAGCGGGCGAGCGTGGACGTTCTGGGATTCCCAGCACTGGAGCCTGAACGCCATGTGTCAGGTCTACCACGTCTACCAGGACCCAGGGCTGCGGCTCCTGCTGGGCGATCTGGCGGAAGGGTGGCTGTGGGCGAACCCGGTCACCGACAAGGGCACGACCCACCACCATGTGGCAAGCTCTGCCAGGGCTCGCGGGAGGGTCCTAGAATCCGGCTGTGCGCTTGCCCAGGTTCTCAAGGGGGATATCAGGTCTAGGATCATCAGGCGCTTAGAGGGCATTCTGAGCATCCAGATGGCCGAATTCCGGCGGTGCCTGGACGCCAGCGAGCCCCCGATCGTTTACCGGTCCACTGGGGCCTCGGTCTGGGAACACGGCCTGTGGGTCAAGGGGCTGCTGGCTGCGTCTTTGACCCTGACCACCAGGAAGGCCGAGATCCACGCGATGGGCGCTTACATCGGGCGCTGGGTGCTGGACGGCTTCAAGCGATACTCAGGCCGGTGGTATGTGCCTTACAGAATTCAGGCGAACGGCTCCTACAGCTCGACCCCCTCAAAAAAGCTGTCGCTGTGGTGTTTGCCAGCCGTCGAATTACTAAATCGCTTCGAGCGCCCGAACCTGAGCCGGCAGCACCAGGTCAAGATCGATCAGATCCTCTCGGAGTTTTGGGCTGACCCCCCGATGAATGGCGGCTACGGCGACCAGATGAAGTGGAGATTGCTGCGATGATGTATCCGTTCGAGTTTCGCTACCCCACGATCAACCTCTGGGTGGCGCTGTTGTGCCTGCCGCTCCTGATGGCTTGTGGGAGCCTGATGGATGCCCTGGAGGTGATCAAGGACCCCGAGGTGCAGGAGGCCCTGGTGCAGACCGCGACCGGGGCTGCGAGCGGGAACTTGCTGGGTGCGCTGTATGGGGCGGGAGCTTTGGTCGCGGCGATTGCGGGGCATAAGGCTGTCAAGAAGATCCAGAAATCCAAACAAGCCCCGGCCAGCCCCTAGCTGCCGGGCCTAGTCGGGCGTCGGTCCTCTCGCAAGGGAGGTGGCGAGGCCGGCGTCCGGCGTTTTTTCTCGCGGGAATATCTGAACCGCTTGCCAACCTCTGAGCGCGTGTAAACTCTGTCTCGCGTGAGTGACCACGATCCCTTTGATCTCGACAAGCAGGAACAGCGCGAGGACTTTCGTCGCGTTGCGTCCCGGCTCTTGGCTGAGACCGAAGACTCGGACTTCGTGTGGCTCATGTCAGGTCCGCGTGGCCGTCGCATCGTGCGTCGGCTGCTCGATCGGGCAGGGATCTACCGCACATCGTTTCACCCGAATGCCATGGAGATGTCCAAGCAGGAAGGCTCGAAGCAGATGGGCTACTGGCTCCTGGCTCAGATCGATCGACTCTGCTCGGCGGAATATGTTCAGATGATGCAGGAGCACAAAGATGCAAGAAGAGCCAGCAACCGAAGCAACAACCAACACTGAGGAGCAGGCGACACAGGAATCGGGGGACTCGTTGTTGTCCGAATCCACACAGCAGACGCAGCAGGAGGAAACCAGTGAGCCGGAAGGCGCACCGGAGACCTACGATTTCAAGAGCCCTGAAGGCTTGCCCGAAGGGGCTGAGATCGACAAGCAGATTCTCGACACCTATTCAGAGGCCGCACGAGAACTGAACCTGCCGCAGGATCAAGCGCAGAAGATGCTCGACAAGGTAATGCCCAAGCTACATGAGCGTGGCCTTGAAGAGCAGGAACGACAGCGGAACGAGTGGGCCAAGGAGTCCAAGGCCGACCCCGAATTCGGGGGAGACAATCTCGATGAGAACTTGGGCATCGCCAAGAAGGCGATCGAACAGTTCGGTTCCGAAGGTTTGCGCGATCTGCTGGACAGCTCGACCGGTCTCGGCAATCACCCTGAGTTGATCAGGTTCATGGTTGGGGTTGGGAAGGCACTCAGTGAAGACCGCTTTGTGGGCAGTAGTCAGGGTCAATCGGTCGATCCCAATGATGACGCCGCCCAAGCAAGAAGGCTCTACCCGAGCAGCAAGTAAAAGGTAATCTATCATGGCAAATCTGACTCTATTGGACTGGGCAAAGCGCACCGATCCAGACGGCACCGCACCTATCATCGCGAACCTGCTGTCCCAAACGAACGCGATCCTTCAGGACGCTACCTATGTGCAGGGCAACCTGCCAACCGGCCACCGGGTGACCATCTCAACTGGTCTCCCCACGGTCTACTACCGCGCTCTGAATGAGGGCATCCCGACCAGCAAGGCAACCACCGCCCAGGTGGATGAGTCCTGCGCGATCTTGGAAGCTCGCTCTGAGGTCGATATCGACCTGGCGATGCTGAACGGCAACTCTGCCGAGTTCCGCATGGGCGAAGCCCGCATGTTCATCGAAGCGATGAACCAGAAGATGGCGACCGGGATGTTCTACGGCAACCCAGCCACCGACCCGAAGGAGTTCCTCGGCCTCGCACCGCGCTACTCCAGCACGACCGCCGGCAACTCGCAGAACTTGCTTCTGGCGGGTGGGGCTACGGCGCTCAATCAGACCTCGGTCTGGCTTGTCTGCTGGTCGGATCAGACCGTATTCTGTCCCTTCCCCAAGGGCAGCAACGCTGGCCTGCTCCAAGAGGATCTGGGTCGCCAGACCTCCTTCGACGCGCCGGCTCACTCCTCTGGTGCAACCGGCACGCGCATGGAAGTCATGGCCGAGAGGTTCCAGTGGAAGAGCGGCCTCGTGGTCAAGGACTGGCGCTACGCGGTGCGGATCGCGAACGTCGGCACCACCGATGGTGATACCAACTCGGCTTCAGACCTGGGTGGCACGATGTCTCCGACAGCGGCGACTTTCGATGACATCCTTCATCTGATGACGAAGGCTGTCGCTCGCATCCCCAACACGTCGATGGGTCGGCCCGTCTTCTACATGAACCGCACGGTCTTCACTGCGCTGATGCGTTCCGCTCTGGAGAAGAGCACCTCTGCTCTCTCCATCTCTGATGCAGTCACCCAGTTCGGCACGAACCAATCGATGCTGTCATTCCTGGGTATTCCGATCCGTCAGTGTGACGCGATCAAAAACACCGAAGCTGTAGTCAGCTAACCTAGGGAGGACACTGAAATGTATATTGACAAGAACTTGATCTTGGCGACCTCTGAGGCTCCGCCTGATGCAGGCGCAGTCGCATCCCTTGGCGCTGATTCTGTAGCTCTTGGTATCGACCTGGCCCATGATCACACTAGCTGTGGCATTGGCATCAGCGAACTGTCTTCTAGCGAGATGGAGCTGGAGATTCAGATCGATACTAGCTTTGGCATCGCGGCAAACCTCACCTGTGACTTTCAGTTAGTTTCGCTGCCGATCATGTCGGGTCTGGCTAATGCGACTACTGAGGGCAAGCACACAAATGTTGTGACCGGGACGGTGGCTTATGCTGATGACCTTGTGGACATCTCAAGCCACGGTCTGCCTCTTGGCACGCCGTGTTATTTCTCCGCTGGTAGCGGTGGATCAGGTCTTGCGACCAACACGATCTACTACACCACGGAGCATTCCGACGATGGCAACTCGTTCAAGCTCGCGACTACGTTTGCTAACGCAGTAGCGGGGACGGCTATCAACCACGGCAGTGCCGACTTCACGGGTTCGACTCTTGAGTTCATCCCCTACATCCATGCGTCTACGGGGCCGATCTCTGGAGCGTTCTTGAATGCTGGTAACCGCTTCACGGCAAGGTGCCAGCCCTTCTCGATGGGACCGTCGCCGGCAAGCGTTATCCCAAACGCAACATCGCAGACATCACTGACTCCTTATGGTGTCTCTGGTGGTGGCTTGGCACCTACGCCGGGTCGTTACCTTGCGCTCCGCTACGACGGTACCACTCTGGGGACTGACGGAAGGATTAGCGCCCACCTGGCAATCAACACGCAGGAAGGTCAGAAGTACTTCCCAACTGCTTCTGTCATCGCCTAAACCAAAAGCGGCCAGCTCCGGCTGGCCGCGCTATTCCTCAAGGAGGATGAAACATGATTTATGACTCTGGCACTGAGGTGTCTCTGTCGGTCCCATCGGCTGGCGATCCGTTTGCCTACTCTACTGGTATCGACCTTGCACCTAACGATGGTGACCCAGCTCTCTTTGGGACTGGCGAGCGCCTCTACATGCAGTTCGAGGTGACCACGGCCTTTGTTGCGAGCAACGCTGGTGTTGTGAACTTCGGGGTCGCGATTGATGACAACGCCACACTCACGGCAACTTCTCACATCCTGGCTCTGACTGGCGGGTCGATCACCAACACCGACTTCTGCGGCTTTGTTGCTGCTGATTTGACGGTTGGTAGGTTGGTTCACTTGGCGATCCCGGCGTGGGAAGACATCTTGCAAGCCATGGCCCATACGACTGAGTGGCCGGTTCGGAAGAACGCTGGAGATCTTACTGCCTTCCGTGGTATGCGCTACATGGGGCCGGTCATGTCGATCCCCAACAGCACGGTCTCTAACGGCGGGTTCTCGGCGGGCGCGATCAAGGCTCGGATCATCAAGGATCCATCCGGCACTGCTGTCTTGTCGAACGTCTACGGTTCAAGGATGACGGTGGCCTAAATGGTAAGAGTGAGAGCTACCCAGGATTGCTTCGTGGACAACAGGCTGCGAAGTCGTGGTGACGAGTTTGAATACACCGGAGAGCCGGCAGACATCTTGGTTCCCCTGGAAGACGAGGAACCTGTAGAGGTTCCTCAGACTCCGGCGAAGAAGAAGGCTAAGAAGAAGGCCAAGAAGAAGGCCAGTAAGAAGGGTGACTGAGGACAGACCGGTCACTGGTGCGCCGCAGCAGTGGCCGGTCGTTTTCTTGCGGCGATGATGATTCATGCTGAAGCACGCAGCGGACCTATCTGACTCTCACGAGTACTTCATCGTCTGGACGGGCGAGGCGAACGCCCGACCCTGGGGGACAAAGACCGAAGGGTTTTCTCTCTTCCCCGAATATCAGAACATCGCGGACGGGGTGGACTTCACCTCGATCACTATCGGATCTGGTGACCACCTAGCTGGTACTACCGAGACATTCGCGGTTGCCCCTACGGGCCTGACCGTCAACGAGTGGGCGAACGCGACCCTGCGCCTGGGGACTACAACAGATCCGGTGAAGGGTTACGGGACAATCGTCTCGAACACCAGCTCGACTATCACGGTGACCTGGACGATCTCGCCAGGTACTGGTGATATCGCGGATCCCGCTGGCTATCTGGTCCGAGACAATGTTCCTGGTAGCAGCTACCCGCAGGTCAGGGTGCTTACCCCATTCCAGCCGGTGGTGGATAGCGCGACCGACACTAACGTCGCCTACCCGACTCCGTCAGCAACTACAACCACCCGGTCCCTCACGCTTCCGGCTCCATTTAGCGGTGCAACCGGTGCGACTTCGCATGAAGACATCGGGGTGTTCCTAGACTTCTCGTTCAACGAAGGGATCGATGGGTATGGAATTAGCGAGGCAAAAGACTCAAAGGGAGACACCGCTCACAACATCACTCACCTGAACTCCGCTGGAACAGAGTTCACGTTCGCGAACGCAATTCCAACCGGGGCGGCTGCGGATGATATTCTGAACGGGGGCTACGTCATTATTGACTGGCTTGATGATCAAGTCTCTCCGAATGTGATGAAGCGTAGCTGGGCACCGATTACCGACAGCGAAGACACTAAGTTCATGGTCGGAGCTGGGACTTGGCTTGGGGACACTGTTGATGCGTCTGGTCTTCTTGAAGGCAGCGATACCGATAGAGGTACTAGGGTCAAGCATTACACGGCCTGGATCCCGCACTACAACGACAGCCCTCACGCCTACCTGCCCGGTGAGGGATACACCTACCCGCTCAACGACATGATGCCCTACGGCCAGTCAGCGATCGGGGCTGCGGTCCACAACCGTCCACGCCAAATCACCGGCAGCGCCTACGGCGACCGGTTTGGCGCGATGCTGATCGCGGCATCCAGGCTGTCGGCAGCTATTGGGCGGCGTGTAAACGTCGTGAACCTGGCGATCGATTCGACCTCGATTGGCCCTGGTAACACCAGCAAGATCGAGGCGACAGGCTTCGCCTCTAGCGGCTCTCCTTTGATCTCTCATGGCTTCAGAGGCAAAGTAGGCTGGTGGGACGTTGGGGCCGACCAGGGCCTTACGCCGTATCTACAGACCTCTCACTACCAGCGCCTGGACAAGCTCCTGCGGACGGTTCTCCCGAACGCCCTCAAGGCTGAGTCTTCCACCAAGACCCTGCGGTGCCTGGGGATCTCATTCATCCAGGGCGAGAGCGATGCCCTGTCGGCCAGTGGCAGGCAGCACTACGGCCAGTCGGTCAACATGGTGGTCACCGCGATACGGAACCTGATCAACGCCCTGGGCTACAACCCTTACGCCAATGGCGCTGAGATCCCGGTCGTACATCCGCTGATCCCCACCTCGCCGTTTGGAACCGAGGCAGGCGACGGGTCAACCAGCGCCGCCTATTACTACGGCGAAGCCTTCACCTTTGATGCTGACACATCGGGTCTGGTGAATAGCGCGATCAAGGAACATACCTCCGCTGACCAGTTTGCCGCCACCGTCACGGTGGACGATTTGCCTCGCCTAGCAACAGATGGCGGGCACTTCAATGGAGTGGGTGAGGCCGAGCTGGGATCACGCATCGCGGATGAGATGGGCCAGCTAGTGGACTACGCGCTCGGGCATGGCTCTACAGCTCTGACCAGCACCCAGACCAAGCTGGTCGATATTTGCAACCTGGCTCTGTCGAGCATTGGTGAGACGGGATCGATCACCAGCCTGGATGATGGCAGTGAGCAAGCTGCGCTGTGCAAGAAGTTCCTTCCCGAAGCTCGGGATGGCTTGTTGCAGATGCGGCAGTGGGGCTTCGCAGTGCGAAGGGTCGTCCTGACAAAGATCAACAAGCCGGACGCCTTCCTCTACCAGCACTACGAAAACTGCTATGTGATGCCGCCCGAGGCGCTCAACGCATTCGCGGTCCTGCCACCTGTAGAGGATCCAACCACCATCGACACGGCGACCGTTCTGGGGGCAACCTACTCCGCGACCTTTGTGACGAACCGAGGATCTTACTCCTCGGTGGCAGACTCAGATATCTCGATCAAGTCGAGCGTCGAGCTGGATCCGGTACCCTTCGCGGTCGAGCAGTCTCCGCATGGTCACCGCTACATCTTCAGCAACCAAAACAATGCAACCCTGCGATACGTCGCTCGCGTTGTTGATGCAGAGCAGTATTCGCCGCACTTCTCGTCGGCGCTGGCTTACTACTTAGGCTCAATGCTTTCGGGCGCTATCATCAAGGGCGACCAGGGAGAAGCGGTGTCTGCTCGTCTACTGCAAAAGACAGCGGGCCTTGTCCGAATGGCATCATCTAGCGATGCGATCCAGCAGCGACCGATCGATGACCTTCGTCCGTTTGGTTTCATACCGGATCACCTCGCGAGCCGATGAGCAGACACACCAAGACCCTGACCCGATCCTTTGCCGGCGGTGAGATGTCGCCCGAGATGTTCGGTCGCATGGACGACGCGAAGTTCCAGGCCGGCGCGGCGACCCTGCTCAACATGATCCCGCGCCCTACGGGGTCAGCAGCTCGCAGGCCAGGGACGCAGCTAGTCAGAGAGATCCGCGACAGCACCAAGACCGCGAAGCTGTTCCCGTTCGTGTTCAGCCCTACGCAGTCCTACGCAATCGAAGCGAGCAGGGCGACCGTGGATTCCCTGGAGGGTGGATACTTCCGGTTCCATTCAAACGGCGGGACGCTCCTCTACTCCGCGCCTGACAGGTGGATCGGTAAGCAGAGGGTCCACCCTTATCCGGCTCATCCTGTGAGCTGCACATCTGCAGCCCCGATGGTGGTCACTCTTGCCGATCACGGCTTGTCAAGCGGAGACGTGGTGAAGTTTGTCGGGGGGACGCCGCCGGGAGGCTTCAGCTTGCTTACTACATACTATGTGATCCTGGTGAGCAGCTCCCAATTCCAGCTCGCAGCGACTTCGGGAGGAGGGGGCATAACCTCTACCACCACCGGATTCGAGCCTGTGTTGCACTGTTGGCCTAGATTCAAGGGGGCCAGCAACTTCAAGTCAGACAGCCACGGCTTCAAGACAGGTGACCCTGTCGTTCTGACGATGTGGCCGGAGGATGCTGGTCCTCAAGTGGACTTCACCAAGACCACATTCCAGGTGTCAAGCGGGAACCCGAGCCTAGCAAAGTCGGGGTTCGGGCAGCAGGTACTGTTCAGCCCAGACGCAGGAGCGACACTTCCATCGGGGATCGAAGAAGGGCGGGTCTACTGGACAAAGTCTTACGAGGTTTTTCCTGATGTTGGCTGGACGATCAGCGAGTCTTTCGGTGGTCCCCAGCATACTATTGGGACAGGGTCTTCTGGCATTATCAGGATCGCTTCCATGCCACCGAGGACTGGTGGGGAAGGATCCTACATCGGGTGCAACGAGGTCTACTACGTTGTCCGTCAGAGCGCGAACCTGATCAAGCTGGCTTACTCTAAATCTGAAGCGGAGAAGGGCGAGTCGTTCACGTTCGATCTCAACGGAACTGGCGAGCGCCACATTCATCGTGTCTATGAGCCGGGTGAGAATGTCAGCTATGTAGATGGCGGCGTTCGGAACTACGTCTGCCGGAAGAGCACCTGGAGGTCTCCGGTTGACAGTGAGTCGGTGCTGGTCACCGAGAAGACGCACGACCAGGACGGGGCGCGTGTCCCTGGTGATCGGGCCTCCTTGTTCGAGGGGGACTACTGGCGGGAGCTTCCTGGCAGGTCCACCGGGTCGCTATTCCCTGTTGTCGCTACGACCGATGGTGGGCATCTCCTTCTCACTGCAACGGACCAGAACATTCAGACCAATCAAGCGGTCTCCTTTGTGAGGGGGCAGATCCCTACGCTGACCGCTGGCTCCGTCGCTCTCGATGATCCCGTTTACTTTGCGAGAGATGTGAGCGCGAACACGTTCAAGATCGCGTTGACTGCCGGTGGAGCAGCCATCGCGGGCATAGACGCGGCGGGGACACAACCTGGGAACCTGGCGATGCAAGCCTGCGTCACCTTCGACACCTCGACTCACAAGATCGGGTGGGTGGCTCACGGACTCAGTAACGGCGACACGGTGGTGTTCAGTCAGTCGGTGGAGAGGCCGAGCGGTTCTGTGATGCAAAGCCCTCTGGTCTTCGACACTACCTACTACGTCCGAGAAAAGGACACGAATGACTTCCGCGTGTCGGCAACGGCTTCTGGTCCTCTGATCGACCTGACAGCAACGACTGCTGGTGTGCGGGTGACTGCGTCGGGGGACACGATCTATGAGGTTCCTCACGACTACAGCGCGGATGAGATCGACAAGATGTCAACCACGCAGAGCAACGACATTATGACGTTCGCGAGTGGTGACCATCCGGTGTCTGAGCTTCGCCGTCTCGCGACCACCAAGTGGGAACTCGCGGATGTCAAGTTCCAGGCCGGTGCGTCAGTACCTGGCACTCTCTATGAGTCTTCGATCGTCCCTGGGGAACAGGTCAGGATCACAGAGCTTGCGACGGACGGATCCTTTGGATCCTATTTTGTCGTTGGTGACAACAGCCACTTCCGGCACAGCTTCAGTCTTGGCGACCCTGTGTATGTGTCGGGTCTCGGAGACAATCCGGCGTATGCGCCCACAGGAGACGGCCCCCTTGCGGATGGGTTCTACGTCATTGCCCACCCAACTCAGGACGCGAATCAGCGAGCTGCTCGGAAGATCTTCCTGAGCAAGAGCGACACGAATGATCGCGTGACTCATGGCGGGGACCAGTCCACTTTGACGGTCAGCTCTACATATCCAAACGCTCGCATTCGCTACGGATCTCTGGGGGAGGACATCACTCAGACCTACGTGGTCACCGCGATCGACAGCAACAACGAGGAGTCTCTGCCTACTGATTCCCTGACCGTCACCAACAACCTCCTGGTGTCGGGCGCGTCGAACACAATCGGGTGGGGAGCATCATCCTCTGCCGTCAGGTATCGGGTCTACAAGCAGCTCAGTGGTCTCTATGGCCTGATTGGCGAGACTGACGAACTCACCTTCAAGGATGACAACATCGGCCCAGACCTAGCGGTCTCCCCGCCTATAGATGACCCAGCACTTCGGAAGGAGTCGCGAGTCACGTTCAATGCGACAAGCGATGTTGTTACCTGGACAGGTCACGGTCTCCCGGCCAAAACCCCGGTTGTGTTTTACGGCAGCGACCAGATGCCGTCTGTGGAAAACGGCAAGACCTACTATGTGATCAACCCCTCAGAGAATGGGTTCCAGATCACCGCCGACATCGACAGTGACAGCGCCCTGGATATCGTCGGGACAGACACAGGACTGCACCTGGCGGTCGCTGGCAACTTCCCATCAGCCACTACATATTTCGAGGGGCGCAGGATATTTGGAGGCAGCAAGAACCTGCCCCAAGACATCTGGATGACGGCGAGCGGTACCGAGGCAGATATGTCCTACTCGGTGCCGACAGTGGACAGCGACAGGATCTACTTCCGCATTGCATCCCGTGAGGGGAGCGCGGTGCGACACCTCCTGCCGCTGTCGCAGTTGGTGCTGTTGAGCGACTCAACCGAGTACCGCCTGACGCCGGCAAACGACGATGTCCTGACCCCGTCATCGATCTCGGTCAGGCCGCAGAGCTTCGTGGGCGCGGGATACTCTCGGCCCTCCCTGGTCAACAACACGGTGGTGTTCTCTGCTGCTCGGGGCGGTCATGTGCGGGAGCTGGGCTACAACGCAGACGTGCTCGGATACCTGACGGGAGACCTGAGCGTTCGAGCTGCTCACCTGTTTGACGGCTACACGATCAAGGATCAGACATACTCCAAGGCTCCCCTGCCCCTTGTCTGGTGCGTGTCCAGCTCGGGTAAGCTGCTCGGCCTGACATACATCCCAGAGGAGCAGGTCGGAGCTTGGCACCAGCACACCACAACGGACGGCACCTTTGAGTCGGTTGCCTCGGTTCCAGAGGGTGACGAGGATGCTGTCTATGTCATCGTGAATCGGACGGTGGCTTCAGGAACAAAGCGATACGTCGAGAGACTTTCAGATGTCTATCGCGGCGGGACATCCAACATCAGCAACGCCAACTTCGTGGACTTCGGGATGACCTACAGCGGCGCGTCCACAACGACGGTGTCCGGCTTGGATCACCTGGAGGGCAAGACTGTCAGCTATCTGGCTGACGGTGTAGCCGGCACAGGCACGGTCACGAGTGGCACACTAACACTGGCGAAGGCGGCATCGACCGTCCAGGTTGGCCTGGGATACACCTCTCGAATTCAGACGCTACCGATGACCATGATGAACGTCGATGCGTTCGGGACAGGCCGAACCAAGAACGTCAACAAGGTGTGGGTCAGGATATTCGAGAGCGGGGCATTCAAGGCTGGCCCGTCAGCCAGCAACCTGCGGGCGTCTCTGTCTCCCAGTTCGGGGTCGCTCGCCACCGACCTGGTGCAGGTCGCTCTCCCGGCATCGTGGGATGATGACGGTCAAATTGTGATTCAGCAGGAAGATCCCCTCCCGCTTACTGTTGTGGGGCTGACCATCGAAGTCGCCTCTGGAGGATAGCTATGACAGGATTCATGGGGACAGGTCCCCTTCTTGCCAGCACACACATGGGGAGCCTGCCGTCTGGAAACACAGGCAGCAGCGGATACTCCGGTCTCGCCAACGCCAACAGCCTCGCGATGGGTATGCAGGTCGCGGGAGTTTTGACCTCTGCGATCGGGGCGTTCTACTCGATCAAGAGTGCCCAGTACCAGGCGAAGTCTCAGGCCATGAACCTGGAGTTCCAGGCCACCATGGCCGACATGAATGCGCGAGCTGCTGAGAATGACGCGCAGAACATACTGCGTGCAGGTCAGCAACAGGCCGGCCAGGTTGGCTTGCAATACCGACAGCTCAAGTCTGCGACCAGGGCGCGACGGGGAGGCGCGGGGATCCAGAGCGGCGTCGGTTCGGCGGCAGAGATTGATGCGTCGATCGACTACGCCAAGGAGACCGACATCATCTCGATCAACATGAACACCGTCCGAGCTGCAAAGGGGAGGAGGATGCAGGGGGTCGGGATGCAAACCCAGGCCAGCATGGGTCGCCTGTCAGCTTCTAACATGCTGGCGTCGGCCAGGTCTATGAACCCTGGTCTCGCCGGGTTCACCAGTCTCCTCGGTGGCGCGACGGGTGTCGCGAGCACCTGGGCGCAGTCACGACGTGACGAACAGCGATACAGATATCAGCGGGGTCTCTCATAATGCCACAAGTTCCACTTCCACGAGTAGGTCTCTCTGCCGGCCAGACCCCAGCCTATGGGGCTCCAGCGGTCACTCCGCAGAAGGACTTCTCTGGTCAGCAAATCCAAGAGACCGGCGCGGCGCTACAGAAGGCTGGGCATGTCGCAATGCAGATCGTGGAAATGGAGCGCAACGAGCAAGACCTCGCCTCGACCAAGAAGGCGTACGCCCGCTTCTCCGAGCGCGTCTCTCAGCTCGTGGATGGAGACTATCTCCTCAAGCAGGGCGAAGCTGCTGTAGGCGGCAGCAGCGGTGACGATGTCACTGAAGGCGTCAAGCTGTCGAAGACCCTGGACGAAGAGCTTCGGAAGTTCGCAGATGAGCTGCCGACAGAGGTCTCGAAGGGCATGTTCAGCGAGGCCGGCAACAAGCTGCTCACCTCTGCCAGGATGCGTATAAACACTCACCAGTCGAAGCAGCGCAAGGTGTGGCTGGCCGGTGAGACAAGCGCAATGATGAAGTCGGCGGCCCAGGCTTCGATCGACGCCTACATGGCTGGTGAGGAGGATGACCTCATGGCTGATCTTATGGGGGCTACCCCTGGGAAGTCCGCCTGGAAGATGCAGCTTGACACCGCTGTCGATCAGGCCAGAGAGCTTGCAAGACTAAATGGCCTGGGACCAGAGGCGACGAACCAGGCGATCGAAGGGGTCAAAACGGGTGTCTACAGTGGCATTGTTACTGAATTGCTCGATGAAGAGCGGACATCAGACGCTAAGGAATTCCTGAAGGATCACGCGAAAGATATGGAGCAAGGCTCTGTTCGGGATCTGAGAAAGCTCGTCAGAACTGCCTCAGTAAGTGATGACGCTTTGAGGTTGGCGATGAGCCTCAAAGACACTCACGATGTCGATGGCGACAAGAGGCTCGACAGCACCGAGCTGAATGCGATCGGGGACGAGCTAAATAAAAGATTCCTCGCGGGAGGCATTGACGCAAAGATGCGTAGCAATGTGCTCGGGTTTCTCAAGGAGGCACTTGGTAGGCACAAGGTGGAGGCGGCTGACGAGGCAGCTAAAATAAAAGGTGCGACTAAGTCGGCAGGAGAAGCCGGAGATTTTGTGGCGGTCTTCGGGGTTGGCCCAGAACAAAAGACAACCAGGGGCAATCTTGAAAAGACAGAACGCAACTTGCATGACAAGCTGGACTCGGGAGTCAAGACCGGTCGGATAACCGAGGACGAGGCCGATTTTGCAAAGACCATGTTTGGAGCTGTCCGCTGGGCTATTGGCAAATCCGTAAGCATGTCCGACGAGATCGCGGACGGGATGAAAGCGGGGAAGAGACCTGCCCATCGGCATACATCAGAGTGGCTAGGACAGGCAAGGTCTAGGGTGATACGGGAGGGGATGAAATATTCAAAAGATCCGGCAGAACAGAAAGCCTTCATCGATGCTGGGCTGGCTGCTGCGGAGAAAGCCTACGACCGTGCAGTAAAGGAAGAGGATCTACGGATATCTGAGATCCGTGATGAGATGGAGCAGTATGCAGAACTGAGCAGGGGCCGCATCACCAGCCCCGACGCAGCCCCGCGTGAGATGCAGTTGCGATGGATAGCTGCCGGGATCATGGACGATGCTCGTGACATATTCAAAGCGACCAACGAGCAATACAGCAACCCGGAGAAGGAGACCCTGTTCTATAGAGCGGTCGAAGAGGGCACGCTGAGATACATGCCCAATGCTCAATTCAGAAGTATGTTGGCCGGTCTTGGTAAAGATTTACAGGCAACCGCCAAAGAGATGCGGACGCTTGCTGTAGCCAACACACCGTTGCAGGGCGGTCCTGAAGCCCAGCTCCTAAGAGTAGCCCAGAAGCATCAATGGCTAACGGGTGAGGGAAGCAAGGGAGAAATAATCCCAGGCCAGAAAAACATAGTGAATAGCTTCTTGTGGGAGAAGAGCTGGTATCGGTCGTTCTTGGCAGAGTGGAATGAGCGAAAGAATGCTTTCCAAGAAAAGCTACCAAAAGGGGTGAAGATCTCTGATCAGGAGAGTCTTGATATCGGGATGAAAATGCTCATCGACTTTGGTGGTCACACGGCAATGGATCATTCAAAGGTCTATCCAAGAGCGGGGGCTGTCACAACAAGGGACTACAGGGGATGGAATGACGATCAGGAAATGCACGACTGGCATCTGAAAAGACTAACCGATGAGGAACGGGCGAAGCTCCTTGGTCACGAAGCAGAGGAGGAAGGTTCAAGAGGTCGGGTGGTGAAGATGTCTACAGGAGACTATGTTGCTGTCGGGCCACAGCTTCGTTTGCCAGAAGGAACACACCCAGAGGATGCGGCCAAATGGAACTACCAAAGTCGAGCTGACGCTGTGCAGCTTCTTTACGCCGCGCAAAACAAGACATATTCCCAGCGGTTTACGGATTCCCCGATTCCAAGAGGCGTGTCTCTCGCTGACGTTCCACGAATTGAAGAGAAGGATCTCAGAAGGATCTTGCACCTTACAGATAAGAGAGAGGATCTACCTGACTGGGTGCGTAAGTCCTACCCAGATAGAAAGGGCAAGGAAATCATGCCTACCCAGAGCGAGCAAAAAGAACTCCTAGACCTGTTTATAAAATACAAGGTGGATCACCTTGAGCTAAGTGTCGAAGAGCTATGGCAACGGCAAGAAGTTCTCGAAGAATCAAGGAAGGCAGGTAGAGATGAAGAAGAGGTGCAGCGCCGCGTCAAGAGGCGTGGATACTCTCCAGGCGGTATGGGCATAGGCCGAGGAGGATCTTAGTGACCAACTTCTCTGATGACATCAACCTGAAGGCTCCTTCTAACAGTGACCCGACACCGGGCGTCTTTGCTCCTCCTGATGAGGGATTGGTAGTTCAGGGAAAGGGGGTCCAAGGGAAGGGCGGTCAAAGACCTGGCCCATCTCAGCCTGATGACCTTTTGACACCGAGACACCAGTGGGCGCGGGACAGGCACCAGGCGCAAATAAAGACACACAATCTCCACGCTGCTCAGAAGTTTGAAGACGCTCGGACCTACTCTCCGAGGTTTGACGCTCGGGTCGCAAGGATTGCAAAAGAGTCGGGAATCTCCATGGACCTTATTGAGTCTGGAGACAACGTCGAGTTCATGGAGATGATGCTGGACCGCCGGAAGTTCTCGGCGCTTCTTGACGCGAACTACGACGAGCGTCTGGCCCAGGTAATGCTCGACCCTAACTTCTTGAAGTTAGCGCATGACGATTACGAGAACCTATTTGGAATTTCAAAGACTGCTGCTCACTGGCGTGCTGGACGGCTCGGTCACGAGATGAGCCTGATCGGGTTCAGAATGATGCGCGGCGAAGAATTAGAGGGAGACTATGCCCGCCTGAAAGAGATCCGAAAAATGATGGCCTCTCTGCCAAGGGATAGCAGCGGTGAGGGGTTGCTTGGTCTGTGGTATGGCGGTGTGCGGATGCTTGCCGGAACGGCTGAGATCATGGGGTCTGCCGCCCTAGCTGGTGTAACGGCTGGCTCTATCGCAACCCCTGCTGCTGGCGTTTGGGCTTCGGCTTTGACCATGGGCACAGGCACATCGATGGTTGAAGGTGGGGCTCAATACCTAGACCTGGTAGAGATGGGTGTTGATCCAGAGATAGCCTTTTCAGAGGCACTATCGACTGGAGCCATAAGCGGTGTGCTTGAAGCGGGTGGCTTTGGGTTTGGTGCTGGTGCTGTAATCGGCAAGGTGGCGACAGGGTTCACGGCCCGAAGAGCTGCCGCCCAGACCGGCAAGAGGTTGATACCCAACACCACGGCTTTCGGTGCCCTGGGGACGGCTGCTGGTGGCTGGGCTAGGGGCATGGCTGGTGAGCAGTTCGCTGAGTTATCGCAGACGATTGTCCAGCACTGGTCTACGCAAGAAGCTATTGAAAAATCGGCTGATCGAGAAGGTCTGGACCTGGAAGGTCAGGTGCCACTTGCAGAGCAGTTGGAGGAGACGTTCTGGGAGACATTCCGAGGAGCGTTCATTCTTAGTTCTTTCGCCCCTGCTATTCAGCTGACTAGTGATCTTGGAAGGGCTCGAAACGCAGGGATCCTGAGAGACCGGCTCACCAACATGGGCGGTAAAATAGAGAAGTCCAAAGTCCGCGAGCGTGAGCCCGATGCCCTTGTGGATTTCCTCGAACAGGCTTTGGAGGACACGGATCAGAAGACCCTGTTCTTTGATGTCGAGAAGTTCAAGGAGCAGATGGACGAGGCTGGTCTCACAGAAGAGCAGCTAGAGAATCGAGCACCAGAGATCGCGCAACGATTGAAGGACGCCGAGAAGACCGGCGAGCTGGAGATTCCGACAAGTGAGTTTGGCGCGAAGTTCTTTGCCGAAGGGTTTGGCAAGAACATGATTCCCCATGCCCGCACCGAAGCTGGTGGAATGTCATTTTCTGAAATTCAGGAGATGCTCGGTGAGGATGTGGATGTAGCCGAGCTGGCCGAAGAAGGCGAGCGCCTTTTGGAGGAGGCAGAGATCGAGGTGAACTCTGTCGTCGAACAGGTCGCGGAGATCAGGAAGCGGGTCTATGATCAGAGCATTGCTGCCGGGTTCGATCCTGAGAAGGCGAGGGTCATATCTCATACACAAGGCAACATCCTGACCGCGTTGGCCGAGCGGGCCAACATGACACCGGCCCAGTTCGACAAGCTGTTCCCGGTGAAGATCCGCCTGAAGGATGAGGCTGCGCCGGCAGGGGAGGCGCTGGGTGCGCCTGTTGATCCAGAATACGAAGCAGCAGAACGTCGCCTACGCGAAGCATCGTTTGCCTACACCAAAGAAAAGAATAGGTCTAGGCCCGTATCTTCCAAGCAAACTCCGAAGGGCGAGGCGAAAAGAGCGGAGCACGCAGAGCGTCTCAAGACACTGCTAGAAGAACGCGAGGCGGCGCGTGCGGATCTGGAGACGCAGTTCCCAGACTATAAGGAGCGCCGGGTGACGGCCCGTGATGCATTCCACAGAGAGACGATGGCTCGGCAAGCGCAAGAGGAAGCTGCGTTCTGGGAGGGTTGGAAGGAGCAACAAGCCGCCAAGCCCGAGATGGCTCAGGTTCGTCGCAAACTACAGTCAGGTCTCCGAGGCTTGGGACTCAGGATGGAGCGATCCGAGGGCGGCTCGAATTACTACAGCGGCACGCTACCAAACGGGGAGCGCATCACTGTTCGCGTAAGTGATCACGAAGTTCCGATGACCCCGGCTCGTGAAGCTGCACGCGAAGAGGGCCGATTCACCTGGGCCGAAGATGGTGGTCAGCAGTTCATTATCTCCCCAGAGAGCACAGCGGAAGAGGTTGCTTCCTTCATCGATCAACTCACCCAGCAACAGCTCGACCAACTCAACTTCGAGCAGCCCGCCGACCTTGAGTTCAACGAAGCCGACTTCCGTCCCGAGGTTGTGAGCTGGGCCAAGGATCGCTTCGGTGATCGTGTAGCCCCGAACGGCAAGCCTGCGTGGCAGAACTTCGTCGCCTGGTTCGGTGACTCACAGGTGGTGGATGAGAAGGGTGCGCCCCAAACTCTGTACCGAGGTTTGAGATTCCCACCAGAGGGTGGGGTTATGGAGACCCGTGAGGGTCGGGCAACGCTTTCTCTAACCGATAACCCTGACGTTGCGAACGTCTACAGCAAGACAAAAACAAATTTCTTGCGGCCTGCTGAGTCTAGGCCGGGATCGATGATGGTCGCAGCCCATGTGAAAATGGAAAAACCTCTGGACCTTAGCAGGGGCTCTCAGACATCGCGACTTATGAAAGGTCGAGACGTACTGACCGACTACAGAATTTCGATGGTCGAAGTCTTTGACGCAGTGACAGAGGGGTCCTTAGACCTCTCAGATAACGCCCACATCGGCATGATCATTGACTCCATGGATGATATGAGTGGCATGGAGTTTACCGGCCAGGGCGAGACGGATTGGGGGTTAGCCAAGACATCTGATGGCTATGACATAGACTCATGGGTTCAGCTACAAGACACCATCCAAGAGTTATTTGAAGATGGTGAGTTTGAAGAAATAGCGGAGATCCTTGCCGAGGTGACTGTTGATCAGTTCTTCCTGGCTGATACGGAATCGTTTATTGACGCCATCGTTGATGGATTTGGGTGGGACGGGGTAATCATCAACGACCTCTTTTCGGGGGGTGCTCCGTACTACGAAGGGTCAAAAGAGTTGGGTCTGGCACCAGATGATGAACCCACTGCGAAGGTGTGGCGACCCATCGACCAGCGACAAATCAAGTCCATAACCAACATAGGAACCTATGATCCAGAATCTCAAAGTATGTTGAAGCAGCCAGCTCTCGACCAAGTGTCGGAGCCAGATTCCAAGCCGCCGAAGGGCGACCTAAAGCCTGGGGGTAAGAATCTAAAGGATGGCAACGCGCTTGGCTTCTGGCCGAGGCTGCGTGTCAAGGCACCCACCCGGCGCAAACTCCCGAAGAAGGGAGCGATTCTCACCGGCACCAACAACAAGAACGCACAGCGTCAGATAGACGCTATTGACAGCCTGCTAGAGAATCATCCTAACGCGCACGAGAGCGCGTCTGCGTGGGCAAATATGTTGGCTGAAGCATTCGGTTCTCAGGAGGTTCCGGTCCCTCCGTATGCCTTCATCCGCGATCTTGTCGAGGATCGAATGAAAGAGAAGCTCGACACCCTAAGTGAGGGCCAACTGGAAGATGCAGACCGCGGGTTTGAGAATGCGCGTGAGTTCCGCCGCGCCTACATCGCTGGTGAAATCGATGTGGCTACTACCGGCAAGCTGTTTCTTTGGTCGTTCCTGTCGCGTGGTGTCAGTCCTTACACACAAGAGTCGCTGTTCATTGACTCCTTCGACGGAGCTGCTACGTGGATCGATAAAGCTGCTCGCGGCGAGTTTACCGAGGCGGACTTCGACGCTTACACAGAGTGGGCGAAGAGCGTTTCTCCAAAGGGTAGTGGTCAACCGGGAGCAAGTTCGACGCACAACCTGAATGCGTTTGGAAGATCGTTCCTGTTCAAGATGGGGCAAAGGCGACCCGATGGTCGAACGCATTTGCAGTATCTGCACGACATGATGGCCGACCCAGACATGACCGGGCAACAGATCCGCCGCGAGTTTCAGACGTTCGGTGAGGGCGTTGGGATCGACAACAAGGTTGTGTCGTTCACGTTGCTGGTCGCTGGATTCGATGATGTTATGGTGCTTGACCGCGTCCAGGTTCGGCAACTATGGGATGATGGCCGGTTCAATGGATACAATCTTTACGACGGGATCAATGAGACCCGTGTCGTGAAGGGCAAAGAGAAGCGAGTCAAAATCACGGGTTCGTCGCTGACCGAGCTAACAATGGGTGCTCGCGGCATCCTGATCTACGAGGCCATTGAGCGGGCGATCTCGGCTAAGGTCGAAGGGATTTATGCCGAGCTTGGCCGTCCCCAGGATGCGAGCATCGGTCGATATCATTGGGAATCATGGGTCGCGGACAGTCAGCAGGAAGCTAGTCATGGCACCCTTGAAGCGGTCCTAAAGGATGCCAAAGGACAGGATCACGCTATTGCTCAGGTCACCGCCAAGGAAGGCGAATACGGTGCCTACGAATACGGTGCCCTATATGGCCGTGACAAGGACGGAACACCCTACTTCCTTTACGAGGTTCCAGACGGTACACTTCACCGGTTCACTGTTCCTCAATTCCGAGCCTTCCTCGGGACGATAAAGAAGCCAGGCACCGGGGTGGTGCCGAAGGGCTTCAAGGTCCGACAGGCTGGCAATCAACCTTGGTATTTTAGCGATGGCATCAACAGAGAAAGACTCGAAGAAGTCGCCCACGAATTTGACGAAGGGCGACGAACTCCTGATGCGTCTCTTAGGGAGGAAGGCACCACGGATGCCCGTGGTGTTGGAGCCGAACGAGGACCAGCCCTCGACCAACCAGCCACCGCCCCCCTCCAGTTCTTCTCAGCCCTAGCTCGGGGAATCGCCGGTCACGACACCAAGGTTGCCACCGCTTCTGGCTGGAAGCAGGCGCTCAAGAGTCTCCTCAAGAAGGGCGAGGTCAAGAAGGACGAAATCTTCTGGACCGGCCTGGAGGAATGGCTTGACCTGCAAGAGGGCAAGATCACCGAGGAACAGATCGCGGAGTATCTGGAAGGGAGCGGGGTGAAGGTCGAGGGGGGAGCGCCGCTGTTCGCGCCAGGTGAGTCACGCGGTCAGTATGTCCCCAGCAGCATGGACATCCTCCTCTCCAAGGATGCTGATGTCAGCACCGTCCTGCATGAATTGAACCACCACTACGTCCACTCCATGCTGAGTGTCGCGAACATGCAGGACGCCCCGAAGGAGATCCTCGAAGATGTTGACACCATGATGCGATGGTGGAAGGTCGCGGGCGACACAGCGGAAGAAAGGCTCGCGAATTGGAATGCGATGAGCTTCGCGGAGCAAGCTCCGCACCATGAAGCCCTCGCCTACAATTACGAGCTGTGGTTGTTTACTGGCACAGCCCCGACTGTGGGGATTCGGAAGCTCTTCGAGAGGATTCGGACCTTTATGATCGGCGTTTACACGTCGCTGGTCGAGGCACAACGCAAGCTATCCGGTGCATACAGATCTCGATTCGGTCGCGATCTCCCCAGCATGAACCCCGAGATCCGAGATCTCTTCGAGCGAATGGTCGCGGGTGAGCAGGGGGCGAGGAACGCGGAGGCTGTGAGGTCGATGGCCCCGATCTTCGAGAGCCTGGAGTCTTGGAAGGAGTTCGGCGGCACCGAGTCAACGTGGAAGGAATACCAGGAGCGGATCCGCGAGTGGCGTCAGAAGCTCCAGACGGACCTGAGCGTTGACAGTGCGCGAGCGATGGGCTGGCAGAAGAATGCCGAGGGCCGCGTTCTCAGGGAGATCGTCGCGGAGAACAAGGAGAAGCGCAAAGCGACAGAGAAGGAGATCACGGCAGAGGTCGAGCGGGAGCCCATCTATCAAGTGCTGGCTCTGTTCAAGAAAGACAAGACCGGCCTGGACCGAGACTCTGTCCTCGCGATGCTCGGTGATCTCGACGAGGACGCCATCGCAGACATCAAGAAGAAGCTGGGCCGAAACCTCAGAGCACGCAAGAAGCTGAAGGGTGGGCAGGTGGAGATCCAGGGACTCATGCCCGACTTCGTCGCGGAGTTCTTCGGATTCGAGACAGGCGAAGAGTTGGTCCGAACCTTGATCGCAGCTCGACCTATCAAGGAAGAGATCGACATCCGAACCACCGCTCTGATGGAAGCCAGGTATGGAAATCTGAACAGCGAGGAGGCTATCCAGCACAGGATCGAGCAGGCGATACACAACGAAGCGAGGGCGAGATTTGTTGCAGCCGAGCTGAAGTTCTTGGAGGGGTCAACCAGACCTGCGCGACTCAAGGTGGGAGCAGCTCGCGAAGCTGCCAGGAAGATCCTGGCCGGCACGCGGATCGGAGACATCGACCCGCGCAAGTATGCACAGCTTGAAGCTCGGGCTGCTCGCGCAGCCAAGCAGGCGATGAAGGCTGTCAAGCCGCGCAAGGCGCACACCACCAAGGAAGGCGTCGAGAGAAAAGAGATCGAGGGGCGAGACCCGGATCCGCAGGCCGCGATCACCGCGAAGGAGCAAGAACTTCTATACGGTCAGCTCACCAAGCTCGCCCTGGAGGTGAAGGATGAGGTCAGCAAAGCACAGGACACGAAGAAGTTCACGCGGTCAGACAGCGATCTCCGCAAGACTCGCGATGTCAACATCGTGCATGTGGCGCGTGCGGTTCTTGCTCAGTATGGGCTGCTTCCGCCTGGGGCCGCTGGTCGCACAGCCGACTTCATCGGCAGGCTGCGTGAATACAGCCCCGAGATGTTCGCGGTGTATGAGGAGCAGCTCGCAAAGGCGCAGGTCGCCGGGGAGACTGCCGGCTACGACTACCGCAACATGACCCTCGATGAGTTTCGTGCGATGACCAGCATGGTCAACACGCTGTGGTTCCGCAGTAAGCGCGACAAAGAGATCGAGTCGGAGGGCAAGAGAGAGAAGCTCGCGGAGATCGTCGCCACCCTCGCTGACATCCTCGAAGGTAGGCGGCGTGAAAAGATCCCAGGCCAGGAGAGCGGCCTGGGTGACAAGCACAGGGTTAGAGTCAGCGTGCTTCAGAGCGCCGCCAGCCTGGTCAAGCTGGAACACTACCTGCGATACCTGGACGGCGGCAAGCAGGGAGAGTTTACACACTACCTCTACAACGAGGTGAAGGAAGCGATCAACAACTACCGGGCAGACGCATCGATCTACACGAAGAAGTTCGTGGAGATGCTTGAGGATCTCCGGAAGGATGGCTTGCTCGATGACCAAGCGATTCCATCGCACGAGCTTGGCTATGTATTTGGCGGGCCGGAGTCTGATGTGGGTGGACTGACCGAACTGATCGGAGCCTTGCTGCACATGGGCAACGCTGGCAACAAGTCGAAGTTCCTGGTCGGCGGTCGCGGAGACGGCAAGTCGTGGGCGTTCGTCAACGAAGACGGAGACATTGACTACACCAAGTGGAATGCGTTCATCGAAAGAATGATCAACGAGGGTAGGCTAAATAAGAAGCACTTTGACTTTGTGCAGAATGTTTGGAACCTCATGGAGGAGATCAAACCGAAGCTCCAGGCCGCGCACATCAAGCTCATGGGCCACACCTTCAAGGAGGTCCAAGCTGAAGCGTTCGAGATAACCTTCAAGGACGGCACGACTGTAACCTATCGAGGTGGCTACGTCCCGGCGACACCTGACACCCAGGTGATGCGCGAGGTCGGCACCAGGACTCCTGTCGAGACAACGCTAGAAACATTAGAGGAGGGGTTCAAGAGTGCGCTGCCCAAGGTTCCTGACGGCATGACCAAGGAGCGGGCTGACGAATACCGCGAGAACCCTCTGTCGATGCATCTCGACATGATCCTCGCGCACATCGACAAGTCCCTGCGATACGCGCATGTCCAGCCAGCGGCGAAGGACATGGAGAGGATCATCACGAATGAGCGGTTCAAGAAGGCGATGCACGCGGTCGATCCAGATGCTATCGACCAGCTCTTCCTGCCATTCCTAGATCGGGCGGTCACGCAATCGCTCTACAAGGAGGGGCACCCCCTGACCCAGATGTTCTTCAAACACTTCCGCCGCATCGCGGGTGTGAAGATCATGGCGGGCAACGTGGTGAACACTCTGCAACAGTTCACCGGCTTGATCAACGCCACGCTGTATGTGAAGCCTCACCATGTGAGGAATGGCCTGTGGCAGATGCTCACGAATCGTCGAGAGCTGATGGACCTGATCACCTCAAAGTCCAAGTTCATGGATGACAGGCTTAGGAATCAGATGTTCGAGCTGTCTGATGAGATGCGTGAGATCGTCCTCCACAAGCGTGGCCTGAAGGGCAAGGGGAAGGCGCTGCAACGCAAGGGTCTTCGCTGGGGCTACATCTTGCAATCCACCGCCCAGAACATGGTGGACATCTCGGTGTGGAAGGGGGCGTTCGAGCAGGTCATGGAGGCCCCGCAGCAGGGCGAGAGCATGGCCGAACAGGAAGCTCGTGCAGTAATCGAGGCCGACCAAGCGGTGCGCCTATCGCAGGGCTCCTTCTCTCCCGAGGATGTCGCCGGCTATGAGAAGGGCACAGCAGCCGGTCGAGCTTGGACTCAGTTCACCAGCTACTTCAACACTGTGCTCAACCAGGTGGTGTTCGCCCAGGAGGGAGACAAAATCAAGACCGCGCTGATCGCCTTCTCCGCACCGATGATCGTGGCGCAGGCTATCGCCATGACCTTGTGGGGACAGTGGGACGACGAAGATGATGACGGCCATGTGGACACCGCTTGGGATCTGCTTGGTGGATCACAGTGGCGCGGAGCCTTCGCGATGTTTCCAGCCTTTGGGCCAGCGGCGGTCCAAGCCATCGATGCGCTATTCGAGGGGCGACAGTTCGGAGGCGACCGGGTCGCGGCACCACCAGCAACTGCGGCGCTCACCCGGTCGGTGCTCGGCACAGCCTACGCCCTCAACAGGGCCTGGGAAGGGGACAAAGATCTCAAGAGTTCGGACGTGCGCGACGTGATGAGCTTGATCATCATCAGCTTCCCATACGGTGGCGCTGCGCTGGCACCGCTTGGCAAGTCGATTGGCTACGGCACGCAGATGGGCTTGGGGGAGGTCGAGCCGACCGGGCCATTCGACATGCTCCGAGGCTTTGCATCCGGCAGAGCCAGCGAGGGAACCAGGCAGTAGCCATGGAAGAGGACTTCCCCAGGTTCTACGCGAAGCGGCTGCTGGTCGTGTCGCGTGACCTGGAATACCTGGCGAGGGAGATGCGCGACGATCTGATTGGAAGCAAGGAGCTGACTGGGCTGTGGCTCTTGTCTGGATCCTGCCGCCGGCTGGCCCAGCTCTTCGACCCAGAAATTGTCTCACCTGGACCTATTCCTGATGACTGGGGACTGGCGAATGAGGATTGGCGGTGATACAACCGAGGCCGCGCTGTCGGCCCTTGTTTCGACTGACCACACGAAATCGCCTAGAGATCTTCGGATCTCATTCCCCCCCCTCCTAGCGTGGCCGGCAGCGCGTTTTTCATAATGCCAAAGCCAAAGCCAAAGCCCCGGCCTAAGCCGTATTGAAGGTTGTCTTCAAGGGCGTGAGGAGAGATCTTGCCGAGCTGTGCAGAGAGCACGGGATCGATCGGCAAACGGTGCTGTATCGCCTGAACAAGGGCATGTCGATCGAGGCAGCCCTGACACCCCCGCGCCCCTACCCGAAAGTGTCGCGGCCTCGGAGGATCGTGAAGATCAAGGAGATCAAGGAGCTGCACCCGAGGCCAGGTACTGAACGCTATAACCGGCTGGTCCGAGATGGCATCGAGGTGCTCATCGACTGCCGAGCTGTGATCGAGGCGCTGGACCCGACGCCTCGGCGCAAGCGCATCCTCAGTGAGATTCGCCGATGGCTGCGGGCTGCCGGCTGGATCTACTAGCCGCAGCCAGGACTCGATCAACATCCACGCCCAGCACGGCGGCCAGGGCGGTGGCCTGGGCGTGCATCGGGAAGGACACGCCTCGGGTCCACCGCCAGATGGAGGTCCTGCCAATCTTGGCCGCCTCGGCGGTGTTTCGCAGGCCATTTCCCTTGGAGAGAATTAGCTGTTCCAGCGTTTCCTTCCTGTTTCTCATGGCACACATCCTACCTGCTGGGCGGGCTGTAGCCAACCCCATCACTTTTTTTGATGAGGGGCTTGTGTTCCAGGTGGCACCGGGGTAACGTTCTGGCATCGCGATCTCGCGACAAAAGGAAAAACGATGTCAAACGAAAACACGAACCCGACCTTCACCGTCTTCGCCAAGGGCGAAGAGATCACCTTCACAAGTGCGTTCCCCACGTTGGCGAAAGCCTACTGGGCGCTGGACGCAAACCCCGATCGCTCTGAGTTCGCGAACGACCTGCTGGTCCGCGCTCGCGCTCGATCGATCTCTCCGAAGCAGATCGCCTGGCTGCACAAGCTCGCGACAGACTCCAGTCTGCCTCGCGACCGCCGCTTCCTGGTCGAGGGCTTGAACCTCTCGAAGATCATCGAGATCTTCGACGCCGCTTTCGCCAACGAGAAGAAGTATCCCAAGATAGTGCTCGCGGAGGCGTTCGATGATGACCGCGTAGAGGTCACCTGCAAGATCGTCCGCTGCGGCACACGGTCGAAGTACAAGGGCGCGGCGAACGTCAAGACCGCCAACGACGAGTGGGCTGGTCGCATCAACCGCGACGGCAGCGTGACTCGCGGAGGCTCCTCGGCCTTCGCTGAGATCGAGGCGGTGCTACGTGACCTCGCGAAGGATCCCCTCCAGGTTCTCGCGCAGAACGGCATCGCCACATCGCAGTGCTGCTACTGCGCCAAGGCCCTGAACGACGCCCGCTCCCGCGAGGTCGGCTATGGCCCGACCTGCGCCAAGAACCACGGCCTGCCATGGGGCAGCCGCGAGAAGACCGACGCCGCTAGTGACGCGGCCAAGACCATCACCATTACACAGGAGAACTGAGATGAGCCGGCACCCCTACTACGCGAAGTACGATTACAGCGACGACGGCTATAATGACGAGGAGGAGGAAGGTTACGAGTCCGGCGTCGGTCTCTGGATCCTCCAAAAGGCCCTCGAACTACAGAACGCCCGCAACGAGCTGGCGAGGAAGCAGCGCGATGATCAAGATTCCACAACCACCGACACACCGTTGTCCGACGTGTAGACACATGCGATCTCACCAACCAAACATTCCTTGCTTGGGTTGCCAGCAGAACCCCCCGATGTTCCGGGGAGGCCAGGGCCGCTCAAGCAAATCCATCGAGGGCACTGGAGAGTTCCTCGTTGGACTCATCAACGCAGTCATCTTGTCGATTATCCTTTTCGGACTTCTGCTGGTGTGCTGCACCTGACAATCACTCTCCAACAAAAGGAAAAACCATGTTCGATCTATCAACTATCAAGCGCAGCACGCAGCTGCCTCCCCGCGTCGTGGTCTACGGCGTACCTGGTATCGGCAAGACCACCCTGGCTGCCGACATGCCCAACCCCGTGTTCCTCCCGGTGGAGGACGGCCTCGGCCAGCTCGATGTCGAGGCATTCCCTCGACCCTCGACCTATGACGAGGTCATCGGTGCGGTCACGTCCTTGATCCAGCAGGATCACAACTACGGCACCCTGGTGCTGGACTCGCTCGACAAGCTGGAGCCCCTGATCTGGGACCACGTATGCGACACGGTCCCCAGCGACAAGGGTGGCAAGGTCGAGCGGATCGAGGCGTTCGGCTACGGCAAGGGCTACACTCACGCTCTCACCGAGTGGCGTAGGTTGCTGCGTGGTCTCGACATCCTTCGCGAGCAGAAGGGTATGTCAATCTGCCTCATCGCACACAGCGCGGTGGTTCGATTCGAGAGCCCCGAGGCTGACCCCTACGAGAGATACCAACTCCGGCTGCACAAGCACGCCGACGCTGCTGTGTGCGAGTGGGCGGATGCGGTGCTCTTCGCCAACTACAAGGTGACCGTCATCGACGGCGGTGGCAACACGGACAAGAAGCGCGGCGTGGGCAAGGGTGAGCGGCTAATCCACACCAACGAGCGGCCAGCCTTCAAGGCGAAGAACCGCTACGCTCTACCTGACACTCTACCCCTTTTGTGGAGCGAGATCGCTCCGCTACTCCAACCCAAAACCAAGGCCAAGCGCAAGGCGAAGGCCGCAGCCAAATAGGAAAGAACATGGCGCATATCAATTTCAACGCGAGCGAAGTACCACCCGAAGTCGGGGCCTATGAACCCATGCACGCGGGGTGGTATCACTCCACGATCGTGGGCGCGGAGATGACCTACGGAAAGTCTGTCGACGCGGGCCTGATGCTGAAGCTCCAGGTCGAGATCAACGGTAACGAGCACCCGCAATACGCCAATCGCCGGGTCTTCACCTACCTCTGCATCAACCACAAGAATGATCTCACGAAGAACATCGCGAATCGAAACCTGTCGTCGATTTGTCACGCGATCAAGCAGCTCGAACTCGATGACACCGACCAACTCCTCGGCGAGGAGGTCATGGTGCGGCTGAAGGTTCGCGCAGCGCACGACGGCTACGAGGCCAGCAACGATGTCGGTGGCTTCGCGCCGAACGGCTCGCAGAAAACTGAGGAGGCTCCCTCGCCATCTCAGTCATCAACAGATAACCAGTCAGGCGCAGCGAGGGGTGCCTGGAAATAGACACTCGGATGTCACAGGTAGTATAGATGCCGGGGCTTTGACTGCGAGTGATTAGCCTCGACCTCTGGCATCCATGGCCGCCGATCGGTTTTTCGTATTTTTCCCGATCGGCGGCCTTTTTTTACCCATACCCCATACCCATGACACGCGACACCCGACCGGAAATAGCTGACCTGGTCTACGAATCCTACGAGCGAGACGCTGACGACTGGCGGCGCGACCATCTTGGCGCGAGCTTGCTTGGTCACCGCTGCGAGCGATACCTGTGGCTGTCCTTTCGGTGGGCTCTGGATCCCAAGCACCCTGGCAAGCGGCTCAAGCTCTTCGGGCGCGGGCACCAGGAGGAGATCCAGGTGGTCCGAGACCTGCGCCGAGCCGGCTTCAAGATCCGCGCCTTCGACGCTGACGGCAAGCAATACCTTGTCGATAACGGCCCGCATCTAGGAGGCTCGGTGGACGGGCTGATCCAAGGTCTACCTGACGACCCGCATGAGACTCACATCTTGGAGATTAAGACCGCGAACCGGAAGAACTTCGACCGGGTCCGCGACAAGGGTGTGAAGTCCTCACAGCCCCGTCACGCCGCTCAGATGCAGCTCTACATGCTGGGCCTGGGAATCAAGAAAGCCCTCTACGTGGCAATCTGCAAGGATACAGACGACATCTACGCGGAGAGGGTGACCTTCGATGAGAAGAAGGCCCTCGCTCTGCGAGACAAGGGGGTGCGGATCGTGGAGGCCGACGAGCCGCCGGCTAGGCTCGACCCAGACTTCCCGCCCTGCGTGCTGACCAGCAAGGATGGCACCAGGTACCCCTGCGACTTCTACGAGCTGTGCCATGGCACGGCCATGCCCGAGAGGAACTGCCGGACCTGTGTGCATTCGACCACGAGCAGCGTCGAGACCTCCTGGTCATGCGCGGCGACCGGGTCAGAGCTGAGTCCTGCCGACCAGCGCACGGGCTGCGGCAGCCAGATGTCGATCCCTCCGATCGTGAACGCGGAGGTGGTGAGCGTCGAAGATTCGATCACCTACCAGTTCGATGACGGCACGCAAGTGACGGAGGAGTAGGGGCTTGGGTGTGGGCAAATCTTTTTTCCTATACCCCCTGTGTTCCACCTGGAAACCTGATACCCTTCCCTCTCACCCCACCCCAAAAGAAAACACGATGAAGCTACGAGACTATCAGAGGGCCGCGATCGACGGCATCTACACCTGGTTCGAGGGCAGCGCCGGCAACCCCCTGGTTGTCGTGCCGACCGGTGGCGGCAAGTCCGTGATCGCTGCCGAGCTGATCCGCGAGATCTGCGAGCAGTGGCCTACCGAGCGGATCATGGTCGTGACCCACGTCAAGGAGCTGATCGCTCAGAACCACGCGGCTCTGCTGCGCGGCTGGCCTGAAGCTCCAGCCGGCATCTACTCCGCTGGCCTCAAGCGGCGCGACACCCGCTCGCGGGTCCTGTTCGCTGGCGTGCAGAGCGTCTACCGCCGCACCGAGGAGTTGGGGCACTTCGACATCGTGATCATCGATGAGGCCCACCTGATCCCACCCAAGGGCTGGGGCATGTATCAGCAGCTGCTCGCTGGCCTCAAGGCGATCAACCCCAAGGTGAAGCTTATCGGCCTGACCGCCACCCCATACCGCACCGACACCGGCAAGCTGGACGACGGCGACAACCGCCTGTTCCACGGTGTCGCCTACGAGTGCAGCATCCCCGAGATGATCGCGGACGGCTACCTGTCGCCCGTGACCAACCAGGGCGTGAGGGCTGAGATCGACACCAGCGCGGTCAAGCTGCGCGGTGGCGAGTTCCGCGCCGACGAGCTGGAGGAGGCCGCGACCGTGGACGGGCTGGTCGAGCAGTCCATCGACGAGCTGATCGCTCGCTCGGCTGGCCGCAAGGCTTGGCTGATCTTCGCCTGCGGTGTCGAGCACGCCAAGCAGATCTGCACCGAGCTGGACCGTCGCGGGGTGATCAACACCGCCGTGTTCGGGGACACCCCGCCCGACGATCGCGACGATCGGATCGAGGCCTACAAGCGCGGCGACATCACCTGCATGGTCAACGTCAACGTCCTGACCACGGGCTTCGACGCCCCGCACGTAGACCTCATCGCCCTGTGTCGCCCGACCCAGAGCCCTGGCCTCTACGTGCAGATGGTCGGCAGAGGGCTGCGGATCGCAGACGGCAAGACCGATTGCTTGGTGTTGGACTTCGGTGCCAACGTGCAGCGGCACGGCCCCCTCGATCAGGTGCGCCCCAAGCAGCCCGGTGAGGGCGGCGGCGAGGCACCCATGAAGAAGTGCCCCAAGTG